CGTGGTTGGCGTGGAACAACGCCGTGGTGTCGGCCATGTTCGCATTCGCCGTCAGGATCGCGTAGCAGACCTTGTTTTCCATGCGCGCCGCCTGCGCCCCGAATGCCGAGAGCAGATCGTTGAACGCGCCCAGATCGTCATTGATCAACATCTGGCGGGTGAACGCGATGCCGCGGCCCAGAGTGCCGAGCGCGTACGATTCCTTCGAATCGCTCATCGGCGCGATTGTGATCTGCGCGCCTTCCCGCACCGGCAGGAACGTCGGCGCTTCCGACAAGCGGACCCGCGTCATCGTCTTGAAGTCCGGCGACGTGCTGGGCTTGCACCAGATCTTGTACGTCGGGTTCGCCAGCACGTACATCGCGAGCATCTGCTTCCGCGCCGTGTTCTCGAGCACCGCAGGGAAGTCGCTCGTCTGCTGCATAGCCAACAGCGCGATCTCCGCCGGCGCCATCCCGCGCACCTTGCGCCCCTGCCGCGTCAGCGATTCCTCGACCATCCGCAAACAGCTCATGCGGCGGAAGTCGTTCTGCGCGTCCACCTGGTGCGTGGGGTTCATCCGATTGAGCAGCGCTGCGCTCATCAGCTCGCGCCGCGTCTCCACCTCGTCCCGCACCACTTCGCCATGCGCCGGCACCGTCGGATTCGCCTCCGTGCGCCGGGCCAGCTGGTCCGCGATCGCGGCCTTGAACTGCTCGATCGTCGTGCCGCCTTCCTTGTGGCGCGCTACGAATGCGGCGTCGATCTCGCCGCGCTGCAGGAACGTTGCCGCGGACGCGTCGATCCCCGTCAGCCGCTCCCTCTCCAGCCGCGCGCCTTCGGCGCGAAGCGCTTCGTCGTTACGGGCTTCCGTGCCCGCGTTTACTGGGTCCATAACTGGATCCTCCTGTCGGTTTTGGGCTGCTGCCCGTACAACGTCGTTGGCCGTTGGATCGGCCGAAAGAGTGTCCGTGCCGAAGTCTGCCGGAATCGGCACCACCGAGATCTCGAACGGCTGCCACTTCGTCGCCGTCTTCATCGTCAGTTTGCCCGCCTGGTCCCGCTGCTCCGTCACTTCCAGGATCGAGACACCCATCGAAAACTTGGTGACGATCTTGTCCTGGATGTCCATCCAAAGCCCGTCCACTTCGGGCCGCTTCGAAAACCGCAGCGTGCCGTAGTACTTCCCGTCCGCGCTCCACGCGCTCTCGACCTTGCCCATCTGGCCGGCCGCGCCGTCGTACGAGCAGTGGTTGTCCAGCACCGGAGCGCCGGAGTTCAGCAGCGAGAGGTCCGCGCCGGCCGGATCGAATCGCAGCATGTAACGGTCGCCGGTCCACCAGTCGATCCGCGGAACATCCACGCCGGTGAACCAGCACACGTCCACCGTCCGCTGCTCGGCGTTGACGGTCGACGGCGCACCTTCCGCCGCCAGGAACTCCCGGCCCGCTTCACGCCACGCTTTCAATTGCTCTGCGTTCATCGCATTCCTCCCTTTACGGCTTCGGTGCTCTCGGCGTCCCCGTCGCCTCGACCTTGCGTCGATCCCACGCCAGCACCACGCCGGCGTCGTCCAGCTTCTTCTGCCACTTCACGATCTCGCCCAGATGCCTCTCCGGGTCCAACCCCTTACGCGCGCACGCCGCCCCGAAATCCTCGGTCCCATTCGCCAGCCCGCCCTCGTCTCCCTCGGCTTCTTTCACCGGGTCGGTGCTCAGGAACTGCGGCGGACTCCACCGCACCCCGTAGTTCTGTACCGGGATCCGGCCGGCCAAGAATGCGGCGTCAATGAACCAGCGCCACATCACCTCGAACCCCATAGGGATCAGATACAGCCGCCGCAGCGCCTCGATCGCCGCTCGATAGTCGCGATCGCCCGCACGGAAACTCGCCCAGTTCACCGAGCTCAGGTCGCCGGTCAGCTGCGCGTAGAAGCAATCCACGCCGACCGCCAGCATGTGCTCCTCGTACTTCATGTAGTCGCTGAAATTCGCGTGTCCCGGAGGCACCAACGCCTGGGCCTGCTCGCCGGGCTTGCCGTAGAGGATCATCCCCGGCCGCATCGCCTCGAGGCGCGCCCCGGTCGAGTCTTCCGTCGTCGCCTTGCCCACCGTGACCGCGTCTTCTGGCTGCGTCACAAACAGCGCCAGACACGCCGCGATCTTCGCCCGCGTCATTTCGGCGTCGTTGTACTCGTCCATGTCGCGCAGCAGCGTGATCACCGTCGATAGCGCCGGCGCCCCGTGCACCATACCCGGCCGCGTCTTTCGGTAGATATGTGCGATCTCGCTCGCCGGCACGAACCGCGACGCCATCATGCCGCCGCTCAACGGAAGGTTCCAGGCCCCCGGATGGTTCGGATACAACCAGTAGCCCGCGCGCTGTCCGATCGCGTCGAACTCCACGCCCTGGATCGTGATCCCGCCCGAGGTGTTCTCCATCCGGTGCATGTCGAAGTGATCGGACTCCAGCACCTGGTACTGCAACGGCACGTGGTACCCGTCCGACAATCGCCGCGAACGGCGCCGCACGATCACCTCGCCCGACTCGAACACGCCATCGGCGATCAACCGCTGAATCCCGACCAGGTGGAGCTGCCCGTCCGCGTCGCATTCCTTCGCATGGATCGCATGCACCTCGTCGATCAGCTTGTCCAGCTTCGGATCGCCCGTATCCGCAAACGGCAGGATTCCCGTGCCCACCGCGCCGCCGGCCACCAGGCTCTTCATCCGCGACCCGTGAGGCGTATTGCGCACCAGGTCGCGGCTGCGCTCCCGCAGCTTCGGCAGATCGGGCCCCAGCGCCGTATTCGGATCGCTGCCGTTGGTGAACCAGTTGTCCATGCGCCGCCCGGTCCGCGCTCCCTCGTACGCGCGAAGAACCTCCGCCGCCGCCCGCGCCTGCGCCCGTCGAAGGCCGACCCGCGGAGCCGCCCACAGAATCATTCGGTCGAGCGCGTTGAGTTTCGTCTGCATGGTCAGTCTTTCGAAAACGATGCGTAGCTCGTCCGCGTCACCGTCGCGCCTTCCACGGCCGCCGCCATGATCCGCTCGAGCCTCTGCATCTCATCCAGCGAGCGGAACTCGGTCTTCATGTTCTGCGTCTCGACGCGCAACGCGCCCGTCGCGATCGCCGCCCGCAAGTCCGCCAATTGCTGCGCCGTGTAGCTCGCCATCAGAACCAGTCCTTCCCGCGCCCGCCCAGCCAGTCCTCGCCCGCCGGAGGAGCCTTGGGTTGCGGCTCCTCCGGTTTGCGATTATTGATGAGCGTGGTATATCTCTCTATCTCGGCGTCCAGCCGGAACGCCGTCGATTGCGCCAACCCCTTGAGCGCCGCGTACCCGTAGCCCCGCGCGTCGAGCGCCTCATTCCGCGCTCCCTCGCTCTTCTTCTGCCAGGTGAAGACCGGGATCGGCCCCGTGTAGTCCGGCACGCGCGTCTCCGCCGTCAGCATCTGGAAGTAGTCGCGCTCGCGTCCCGTCGGGAAGTGGCAGTATCCGGGCCCCGGCTTGACCAGGTTGAACCGCGCGTACATCGTTTCCTTGATCGTGTCGACGCCGATCACCACCGAGGGCTTCAGCCGCCCCTTCTGCTTACCCGTCCGCGTCGGCCATACCGGACGGTCCTGTCCGTCGCGCCCGACGATCGCCCACACATTGCGCGCGCGCTGCTCATGGCAATACTCGCGGATCACCTGGCCGTTGTACCCGGCGTCGATGCAGGCCGCGCGAATCCCCATCGTCAGCCCCGTCTCGCTCAGGTACTCGCTCGCGAAGATCGGATCCAGCACGCGCCGGATCTCGTCCAGCTGCGACGTGTCGCACGGCAGTACCTTGTAGTCGATCGACCACGACTCTTCGCCGCGGCCCCACCCGATCACCTCGAGCTCGATGCGATTCTTCTGCACGTCGGCGCCGGCCGTCAGCACCACCACGCCCGCCGGCAGCTCCGGCCCGTACGCTTCCGCCCGCGCGAACAGCACATCCGCGTCAGCCCGCGCCTCGCTCGGATCCGAATACGGCAGGCCCTGCTTCAAATTCACGAAGGCCTTCCGTGCCAGCGGCTTCTTGTGGTCGCGTTCCCAGATCGCCGCCAGATTGGCCCAGCTGTTGCCCGGCCAGCCGTACGGATAGACCAGCGTGCTCACGTGGTACGAGCGGATCTTGCCGCCGCCGTTGCCCGTCGCTTGCGGCACGTACTCGCCGCGGCCCAGGATCTCGATCTTGCGCCACTCGTCGAACTGGTCGCCGCAATGCTCGCACTGATAGCGCACCTGATCGGGTTGGCCTTTCGGCCAGCGCAACCCCCCGATCTCCTTGGAGCGGACTCGATCCTCGCCGAAGATCAGCGATTGCATGCGCGTGCACAAGGGGCAGGGAACCTGGAATTCGTTCTGGTCGCCGGCCTTGTACCAGTGGTAGATGTTTGAAATGTCCGCCCGCGTCGGAGTCGACACCAGGAAGATCTTCCGGTTGGCGAACGCGCTCGTGCGCTCGATGAGCAGGTAGACCGGATTGCCTTCGCCGTCCAGGTCCGCCGGATACCCGTCCACCTCGTCCGCGTACACGAACCGGCTCGGATACGAGCGCAGCCCGACCGCCGAATTCGCCCCTGTCAGCACCAGCGTGTCGCGGCCGGCGCCGAATTCCTTGAGCAATACGTTGTTGCTCGCATCCCGGCTCCGCGGCTCGCTCACCAGGTCGCGCAGCACCGGCGTCACCTCGATCATCCGGTCCAGCCGCATCCGCGAGAACTTCTTCGCCGCGTCCACCGTCGGCAGCACCAGCATGGTGCTGTCCGGATAGCTGTGCATCCAGCAGCCCAGCGCGTTCAGGCCGCCCTCCGTGCCGGCGCCCTGCGCCGCCTTCATGAGCACCACGATCTCCGCGGGATCGCCAGGGGAGAGCCGGTCCATCACTTCGCGCATGTACGGCACCCGATCGGTGCGCCACGGCCCGGGCTCCGGCGAAGGCTTGCCGACGATGCGGTACTGATCCGCCCAGGCCGACACCGAGAGCTCCGGCTCCGGCCGCAGTGCGTCCGCGAACGCGTTAGCAACTAGCGACGCTGCCGAGGCCAACATCAGGCACCACATCCGTAAATCGCGTCTTGATCTCATCTGCAACCCGTCGATCCAAGTCCCGGAAATGTTCCCGCACGATTCCTTCGATCGCCTTCGGATCCGTCAACCCGACCAGCTTCGGCGCCAGTTGCGCCGGCCCCATTTCGCGCGCCTGGGCGAACATGCGCCCGATGGCCGTGAACGTCTTCTGCGCTTCCCGCGCGTCGATCAGCTTGCCGCGCAGCTCGGCCAGCTTGAGCTTCGACATTTCGGCCTCGGCGTGTTCCCGCTCCGCCTTCGAGCGCTGGTATAGCCCGAGGTCCACCACATCGGCCGCCGCGGCCGCCTGCTCCCGCATCTTCTCGACCGGCGGAAACGGCGTGTCCCACACGGGACGCCGCGAGAGCGATGAAGGCGCGGTTTCGACAACCCCATCCAGAACCGGCAGCAAAATTTCGGCGGTCGCCGCCCCGGTCGCTGCTTCCACCCGCTGCTGGGATTGAT